AATCATTGCAACAGAACCCATGACTGTTGGTAACAACACTGTATTTTCATGTGCCAGTGCGTTAGCCAAATCCAAGAATTTTAATTTATTGTGAATCTTGACAAGCAACATAGTATCCTGTCTGTTGTATTCTAAAAACTTTTTAAAGTCTTTGTTATACAACTGATCAAGAGTACCTTCATATTGCGTTTTGTGTTCATTAACTTCCATTTCACCGATACTATCTAATGAGTAGCTATGGCGACTTTCATAGTTGTATTTTTTATACAACTGTAGATAGTCCATATGAACACGACCAACCAAGTCAAATGTTGTTTCTTCTTTACCAAAACGTTCATACGTTCTTGGCTTGGGCATTTGACCCAATAAGCAAAACTTTCGCGTATCGTCTTTACTCATTACTCGGGTAACACGATTAACCATATATGGAATATCGTATCCCTCTGAGTTCCAACCAGTTAATACATCTGCATCTTCAATTAATTGAAAAAATGTTTCAAACATTTCTTTTTCATTATTGAATATCAAACAATTTGAAAATTGGTTAGAAATTTCTTGTGCTGTTTCATTACTCATGTGTTTTGGAGGCAATGCAAGAGTAATTAACTGATCTAACCAATCCAAATATAAACTGATTGCGGTTACTGGATTAAAGGGATCACTAGTAGGACTAAAGCCCTTTTCAGGATCAAAGTCTACTTCAATATCGAAAAAGCAAGTATGTAGTTTGGGAGGATCAATGTTTAAATAATTTTCGCTAAGGCAGCGAAATACTACGTTAACATCACTCTCAAACAATTTTTTGTTACTTTGAATCCTTCGTTCTTTTTCAAACTCGCTACGCTTTCTTGTAGAGAATTTGGTTACAGGATCTCCAAACAAACTACGATATTTGCCTTTAGGATCACTATAGTAAAAGGTATAATTACAAGGAAATTCCTTGTAAGTTCGTTTACCTTCTTTTGTTCTTTCTACTACAAAGATTCTATCACTATCTCTGTCGTGTATCGCATCAATATAAGACATATAATATATTTTAAATTTAAATTAAATGAAAATCAAGAAAAAAGGACTAAATAAAAGTGAGGATCGCGGTATTGGTCGTACCCACCCTCTCTAACTGCTAATATTTTACAAAGGAGCAATCAGCATGAATATTTATTCGTCAAAGTCAATGCCATATGTTTATATGTGTATTCATAAGGAAACCAAAAAGTTTTATATAGGTTATAGATGTGCCAACACAAATCATAATAGGCCGTCACATTTAGATTTTCCAAAATATAAATCATCTTGTCAAGAAATTAAACACAATTTTGAGGAATATGATTGGGTAATAATTGCAGAATTTTTTGATTCTGATTCCGCATACGATTATGAACAACTACTTATATCCGAAAATTGGCATGATCCATTATTAATGAATGAAAGTTGTTTTTATCTCAAGAAAAGATTTAAATCTAAACCACTGACTACCGAACACAAAAACTCAATTAGTATCGCTCAATCAAAACCTAAAACCGATTCGCATAAGAAAAAATTATCTAAAGCGAATATAGGAAATCACTGGTATAATAATGGTACAATTTCTGTACAGCGAAAGAATGTCCCCCTGGCTTTGTTTCAGGTAGATTAATTCAAAATAATGAAGGTTTTAATTCTATTACTGGTAGCAAAGCCGGGAAGAAAAATAAAGGTAACAAACAAAAGTTAATAACATGCCCACAATGTGGCACTGTAGGAGGGACCGGCACAATGAAACAGCATCATTTTGAAAACTGTAACCAACTTCAATTACACAAACTAATTCACATTACCACCGATGAACATATAGAGATATCCAAAATAGAGTTTAAAAAACTATATGGAGCACCGCTATATCATTTGTTAAACGGTCATGTTAAAAGCCTTAAGGGTTGGAAATCAATTACCTAAGTTAAATAGTACGCCCCACAGCCTCTAGAATCGTGTTTAAATCTTCATGATCTTGATTAGTTTGGGTCAAGCTTGCCTTGTGTGCAATTTTAATAGCCTTTTTCAAAACACTAGGCTTTACTTCCAATTCTTCTGCAATTGCTTTAACTGTATCGGTTAAACCCTCGTTCAAAGTTTGGACCTCATGCAATACAGATACACCTTCGTTGATAAGTTGGGTCAATTTAATTTTTTGATCGCCACTAAAAGTTTTACTAGAAGCCATTGTTTCTCCTTAAAATATTAGTTAGTATAAGTGTATTACGCAAGAAAGTCAAATATTTTGCAATAATACAGAGTAGAAAAGGACAATTTGCCCAGTGTTTGAAGAATTACTATTGAAAGATGTGGTGATTTTTTTCACCGTATATTTTGATATATTTTCCAGCCAATGCGTCTGCCATAACCTCAATTGGACTGCCTGGATAACTGCTGTTTGGTTTGATCATGTTTAACTCGCCCTGTCTTACATGAACCAATTCATGAAATACCGTTCGTAAAATATCTACAAGGTTTCTGTTTTTGGCATAAACCCAAACTTTATTATCACCTTCAGTATGTCTACCTGTATGATGATGGGTTTGCGCTTCATGGGTATCATAGCTCAATTCAATTTCTGGTTTTGTTTTTAAATGCAATCTATCACTAGCCCAGTTAATGAATTTTTCAACTTCTTGTTTCATTTCTGAATCAACAGTAGTTTCATCTAGTTTGTTTTTTATATACCTGTCAGGTGTTTTCTTGAATTTTTTAACGAATAAATTTTTCAAGGCCTTATCAGACATTCTATGTTTTTTTGCGACCTTTGCCACTAATCTATCAATGGTTGTAACATCGTGCTTAGACAAACTGGGTAATTTCTTAACCAATTCTATTTCAGGGGTTTCCGTTAAATCACTAGCTCTCATGATATATATTTATTTTAATTTTATTCCTGTAACTCGTTTTAATAATTCCCAAGCTTCATTATAGTTTTTTCATCAATAAATTTTTGCATTAACTGTTTTAATTCTGGCGTTGCTACTTGATGAAACTGAACCATTTCCATCATGCCTATATTACCTTGATATGCAGCTTCATTAATTTTAACAAATTCATTCAATCTCATTAAATTGTATCCTTAATCTTGTGCAAAACTTTACTTATCTTAACAAAATTATTTGAAATTTAGCCTTAACATATTTCATCTAGTACTTCAGGATTATTCGCGTTCTTTTTTAAGAATACTACGAACAAACCAAGCCTTTTTACCATATAAATCTTGTAATTCAGCCATAAAGTTAGCAATACCTTGTTGTCTTTCTTCTGTAGCTTCATCAAACATACTTACCACTAAGTCGATCATTTTTTGTGTATCAATTAATGTTTCTTGAAACATTAACTCAGCACGTGGTATTTTAGTTTGATCTGTAATGATAGATAATTCACTATATCTTTGTAAACTGCCGGGGGTATAATGATTGAGTACTCTTATATATTCAGCAATTCTATCTAAAGTTTTATTCACATCGCTGTACAATGTGTCATAAAATTCATGATATTGTGGAAAATCTCTACCTTCGGTATTCCAATGGAAATTTTGGCTTTTTATAGCATAAGCCTGTGTACTGGCTAACAATACTTTAAGATTATCTACTAACATTATTTTTTCTTCCTACCTTGACAGTGTGCTTTTTGGCTAAAACCTTTTGGATTATTGCAATTTATACTTCGTTTATATTTTTCACTCCACTTTTCATCGAGTTGTGATTCATATGTCATAGCAGTAATTCGTCGTGGTCCTTTTGTTTTGAACATATTATTTTCTTGTTCATATGTACCTGGAAAAGGCAATCCCTTGCTGCCACCTGTATGAAACTCTTGATCGTTGCCTTCTGCCATACCTTGCTCGGGTAAATGTTTCAGCATATTTGTTGTAAAGACAAATTCATCTTTGTATTTTCCATCCTCACCTGCGCGACTTGGATCATCTAATTTGACTTTAACTTTTCCATCAATATTGACATTATTGGATATCATAGTAACTACTCCAGGTCCAATCGGAGTGTTTACACGATCACCTACATTGTAAGTATTCTTGAAGCCTTCGGTCACATTTTCTTTTTGATTTAGTTCATCAGCTTTTTTTTGAGCAGCATCTTTACTAACAAAATCAATAGCACCCAACTTATTAGCCCATACTTTGCGTTTTTGATATCCAGTTACCACATGATATCTTCCAGTTGCTTCTGACTGCTCTACACGCCAATGAGTAGATTCTCCACTGGGTTTGGCTTCCGCCACACCTTGCTTGTATAATGAAATATTTGTTAATGGAATAACTCCATGATATTCTACAGTGTCACCTTGATTGTCTTGTACATTACTATCAATATGAAAGT